GCCGCCGGACCACGCCGGGCTGATCTGCCTGCGGGTTCCTGATAATGTGGCCGAGAAGTATTTACCGACGAAACCTTCGATGATTGATGCCTGGATGATTGATGCCTGATGGATATTGGAGCCCTCAAGACGTTTTTGCCTATCGCGATCCTGGGTATCACAGGTTTGATTGCGCTCGTAAAAGTGAAGGCGCGCGCAGACGGCACCTACCAAGACATGGTCGGTGTGCGAAAGGATCTGGACAGGCTTGAGAAGGAAGCGGCTGATTGGTCTCGAACTACGGTGAAGCTGGTGGCTCAACTGGAGCAAGCTGAGAAAAATATTACTGCCCTATGGAATGCGCATGAGAATGTTCTCTCGAAACACGACTCAGCGCGTGATCGGCTCGATGACCGATTCACTTCTTTGCGCGACCGATTCGGGAACGGAGACAAGAGCGGATCAAAATGACCAGAGTTAAATCCCCGATGGCTCCGCACTGGGTCGCCAAAGAGATTAAAAAACTTCGCGAGGATCAGGGTCTCAGTCAATTGAAGCTCGCGGACATGGCCGACTGCACTCAAGCGTCTCTGGCCAACTTTGAAAGCGGCAAGGGAAATATGCACCTAATCAGGATTGATGCCGTCCTATCAGCGCTTGGATATGAGATTGAGATTCAACCAGGGCGAACACCAATCAATAATGAGGGAGATGTCATTTAATTCTTGGGCCGCATCGCACGAACACCAAATTACCGCGACGCGCTCGACAACCCACTGCTGCGTTAATAGGGGACAGAAAAATTAGTATTCAACCGGTTTAGTTATGGCTGGCATTGCAGTAGCAGTTCTTGCCTTTGTTTTGAAGGAAAAGGGCGTATACTAAGAAGTCATGTATGGAATATTAATAAACTTGGGCGGCTTGCGGACTTTTGAGAAGTTTAAAAAGGTATCTAAATAATGGCAAGACAACCGACATCACTCATCGACAACGTCGTACCATCACAAGGGATGCCTCTTGGTGGGTTGACCGACGAAGAAATAGAAGTTGAGGAGATAGAAGAGCCGACAGACATGTTGGAAGAGGAGGATGGCTCTGTTATCTTTAACTTTGAGGATGCCCTTCAGGAGCAGCTTCAGGCAGAGCCCGACGCTAATTTAGCGGAAGTCCTTGACGATGGGGTTTTGTCAGATATCTCGGGCGACCTTATAGGTTTGTACAAAGAGGATAGAAGCGGCAGACAAGAGTGGGAAGACGCCTATAAGAACGGCCTTGATTTGCTTGGCGTCAAGTATCAGGAGCGCGAGGAGCCTTTCAGAGGTGCCAGTGGCGTAACGCATCCAGTTATTGCGGAGGCCATCACACAATTTCAGGCACAGGCTTATAAAGAGCTTTTGCCGAGTTCCGGTCCTGTTCGGACCCAAGTTATGGGTTCGGCCACGCCTGAAGTGGAAGCGCAGGCACAGCGCATCCAAGAGTTTATGAACTACCAGATTACGCACGTTATGGAGGAGTACGACCCAGAGATGGATCGTCTGCTGTTCTATCTCCCGCTTGCCGGCAGTGCGTTCAAGAAGATTTACTACGATGAAATACTGGGCCGCGCAGTATCACGGTTTGTTCCTGCGGATGACTTAATCGTCCCGTATAACGCAACAGACTTGGCTTCGGCCTCTCGGGTAGTTCACGTTATTCGGATGAGCAGTAATGATGTTCGTAAGTTTCAAGCGGGTGGTTTTTACCGCGAGATAGAACTCCAGCCGTATGAGACGGCGGATGAGGTGCGGAGTAAAGAGCGCGAGCTTTCCGGAATACAGAAGACGACGGATGATGAGGACTGCACTCTTTTAGAAATCCACACTGAATTGGATCTTCCGGGCTTCGAGCATGTAAGCCCGCTGGATGACGAGCAGACTGGAATCAAGCTTCCTTACATTGTGACCATTGATGAGGGAAGCTCAAAGGTATTATCCATCCGCCGTAACTGGAAGGAGGGGGACGACCTCTTCCGGAAAATCCAATACTTCGCCCATTACAAATTCCTCCCCGGACTTGGGTTCTATGGCTTTGGCTTATTGCACATGATCGGAGGCTTAGGGCGTTCGGCAACCTCTATTCTAAGGCAGCTTATCGATGCTGGAACACTCGCTAATCTTCCCGCTGGCTTTAAAGCTCGTGGTATCCGCATCCGTGATGCTGATGAGCCTCTGTCTCCTGGTGAGTTTCGCGATATTGATGTTCCCGGTGGGGCTCTTAAAGACAGTATTCTCCCACTTCCATACAAAGAGCCGAGCCAGACATTAATGGCTCTTCTTGGCTTTGTGGTAGATGCGGGTCGCCGCTTTGCTGCAATTGCAGACTTGCAAATTGGCGACGGCAATCAAAATGCGGCGGTTGGTACAACGGTGGCGCTTCTTGAGCGCGGCTCAAAGGTGATGTCGGCAATTCATAAGCGCCTGTACTACGCGCAAAAGCAAGAATTCCGGATGTTGGCCAAGGTTTTTGCTGAATCTCTCCCGGCGGTATATCCGTATAGCGTTTGGGGCGCCGACGCCACGGTCAAGCAAACTGATTTTGATGAGCGTGTTGATGTCATACCTGTTTCTGACCCCAATATCTTCTCAATGTCTCAACGACTGGCTTTGGCACAGACGCAGTTGCAGTTAGCGCAGTCAAATCCGCAAATGCACAATTTGTACGAGGCATATCGGAGGATTTATGAGGCTATTGGGGTTCAGAACATCGAGTCCCTGTTGCCGGCGCCGCAGCCTCCGAAACCCATAGATCCGGCGATTGAGAACGCTCGTTCTATCATTCAGGAGACTTTGCAGGCGTTTCCGACGCAGGATCACGATGCTCACATGACAGCGCATATTTTATTCATGAAAACGCCTATTCCAGCCTCAACACCGCCCATTTTCGCGCTTTTGCAGGCCCATCTTTGCGAGCATATTGCCTATAAGGCGAGAGGTGTGGCCATGGCCGAGATGCAATTTGCAGCACAGGAGGCCGCCCAAACGGGGCAGCAGCCGCCGCCAATGGATGTTGAGGCTAAAGTGGCTCAATACATCGCTCAATATACCGATGAGGTTATGGCATCGTTGATGCCGCCGCCTGAAGGCGAGGTAGATCCTCTGGTTCAGCTACGCTCCAAGGAATTGGATATCAAGGCGGCGGATGTACAGCGTAAAGCTGGTGAGTTTACCGAGAAACTCGCTTTTGAGGTCGAGAAAGAGGACGAAAAGCAGGGTTTGGCACGTGAGAAGATAGATTCTCAGGAAGATATCGCGCTACTTCGCGCAACGGTGAACCGGGAGCGCATTGAGCAGGGTGCCGCCGGAAGAGGGAATTAATGCCTATCCGTAAGGTGAAAACTTGGAGTAAGTTATAATGGGAAATACTTTAGAAGGCCAAAAGAAGTTAGCGCCTAAGCCTAAGCCTAAGACAGATGCATCTAAAACTATAGTTGGGACAGTTTCTCCGGGAAAGCCCTACTACTCAAGTAAATCTCTTGGTGAAGGCTATGAACAACGCTTTCCTTCGGCGGCGTCTTCTGCGGACATTAGAAAAAGAAGTCTTTTTGGTGAAGCATCCCCACGAGCCGCTGCCCTAGATGTAGCGGCGGAAGCTGTTGACTTGTTTAGAGGCAAGGAAGGTAGCAGAGGCGCTCGTCACGCTGAGATAGTAGCGAAGAAACTAAGTGATAAAGACTACGTGGGACTTAATGACGGCGGTATGGCCAAGAAAACGAGAGTGTTTTAATGCCTATCCGTAAGGTGAAAGGCGGATGGACCTTTGGCGGCGCTGTATATAAGACGTTAGCTGCGGCGAAAAAATCGTACAAAGCTTATTTGGCTAAATCAAAAAGCAGAAAGGCGTAATGTTTCACGTGAAACAATATGAGTTCTCCGGAGTATAAGGTTCATAACAATACGGCGATGCCCATAAGTGTGGGCATATGGCTTTATCCTGTGAGCAGTCTGTCTGTTAAACCAAGCTGGTATCAGGTTATTAAGCCCGAGGCTAAACATCACTTTTCACACTGCGTGCTTGGTAGCCGGTATGAAGTGCACAGCCTTGTTTCACCTGATGCGATGGCGCATCCAGAGTGGAACTGGATATGGCCAGGCTTTGCAGAGTTTATGGGACTTATAGAAGAGGGCTTTAAGATGTGGCATGACGGGGAGCTTGATTTAACTGAAATGTATGCCTTGGCTGAAGGCGGGAATGAAATATATAGTTCGGCAACATGCTCCAGTCACATCAAGCCGCCAGAGTTTAATCAGACAATAAACGTGCAGCTAGATGGCAGTGTTTATGTCGATACGGTAGACGTAGATAAGAAAATATATAAGACTATTCGTGCAGATACTTTAATATCGAGTGATTGAGGAGAGTAAAATGAACAGATCGAGTTTTGGTAAGATCACTCAAATGGCAGATCAAATGGACATTTCAAAACAGAAAGC